CTTTACCTGTTAAAGCCGAAGGTTTTAAATTTGGTAGAGGACAACTGCCTAGACCTATACTTACTTTTTCTAATGCTCTAGGTACATTTACAACCATTTTAGCTGCTGCTAATTCTGTAGCAACAAGCATCGAAGAAGGTTCTATTGGATTGGGCCTAATAAATAATGATCTTACAGGTGCAAAAGTAATTAGAAAACGAACATTAGAAAAATTTTTACCGACTTCCAATTACACTACAGTTCCTAGTTACAATGCCTTTGATGCTACT